CTATTCTTTTATAAATTTCATTCCATTATTACATTCTTTTTCAACTGGCTCCCACAACACATCCTCTGGTATTCCATCTTGAAATGCCTCGCATGTTTCATGCTTACCATCATCCTTGTATCTAGCACATAATTCGCATTTTGGCAATGTTAACATTATTTTTTCCACCTTTCTATGTAGCTTCTTATCAATAATTCAGCTCTAATTGGAATCTTTTCTTTGTTTCTATAGCGAACAAACGCTTCTGCAAGAGATTCTTCGCCTTTTCCGGTTTTGTCAGCATATTGGGAAATTCCCTGCATGAACTGTCTTTCAACAATTCGTTGTCTAGTGCGAAATTCTGCTTCATTTTTACAATCTTGATATGTCATAATGTGCGCCATTTCGTGAGCGATATAATCTTCAATACTTTTTCCTGCAAAGCGCCCTTTATCATATCTTCGCTGAATTTTCTTCTTCACTACATTGTAATCAATATCTTCATTGATTACAAGTGCAAATCTCAGCTTTCCTCTATCGTCCAAATATGGTGCTGCACCAAATATATCTCCTACTTCCATCTTTGCAACTTCAATTAAATCCAACCTAATATCATACTCTTTTTTCAAATTATTGATTGCTGCCTCTATTTCGTGCTTAGCTTCAGAAGTCATTCCTTTAATTTTATATGCATCTCTCGGAACTGATATTTTCATGGTATTCACCACATTAAGCTTCTTGTCGATTCTTCCTGGCGCGACTCTCCAACGGCCATCGATATAAATCCTCTCACGCTCCTGCTTCAGTCCCATCTGTTTGGAGAACCGTGCGTACTCGTCAAGCTGCCCCTGGTACTTGCACTTTGCCAGCATCACATCATCCGGATCAGCATCACCGTCCTGAAGCATCTGCACCTTTTCACGCTGTGCCCTCATGGCTGTTTCCATCTGCCTCTGTCTTTGCTTTGCTTCATACAGTGTATATTCTTTACCACGGAACTCGGTCGGCTCGCTTTCTTTCCAATTCTGTTCGTCTAGCCAGTCATCCGTATAAGTTCGTACCGATACGCCGGGAACAAAAGGGAAATAAGTATGGTAGCAGTTTGCTCCACATAGTCCGATTACTGTACCGAGTCCACAGACATCATACAATTGCTGTTGACTCCACACTCTGCCCTGCCATATCGTATGCGTTGGTCTCGCCCCTGCGTGCCATTCCACTTCAAAATATTCCGTACCGAGCTTTTCAGCATTATATTCCGCAATCTTCCCAGAAAGCTGCGTCAGTCCGGTCATGACAGCCCGTCTTGCTGCGACCTCGATTCGATTTGCATAATCATTTCGGATGTGTACTTAGCATTTTGCTTTTTCGTATTTGTAGCAACTCTGCCTTTCATATCCAGATAAATTCTCTCACGTTCCTACTTGAGTCCCATTTTCTTCGAAAACCTTGAGCCACGTTATAATTACTATCAGAATCCCATATAGAACAACCGCCATTTCAACCGCTGTTCTCCATTCAAAATACAACTTCATCCTATTTTTTCCCATAAAAATACCACCGGTCATTATGACTGGTGGCAAAAACTATGGAATCAAATCCGTTATTCCTTTTGCTGCTTTATACATCTTCTGCATAATACTGTTTTCGCTCAAATATTCAAGACCTTTTAAAGTAATCCGAATATCTTCCGCATCAACGTTTGTCTCTCCGGTTACATACTTCTGGATTGTTACCCCTTTGATGTAACCAGCATCCAAAAGCATTTCCATATACTTATTCCAACGTTGCTGCGATATACCTAAATTGTTTGAGCTAATTCGTTCGATGTCTACATTTTCTAAATCCATTGATTTTTCTAACACTGAAAGAATCTTATATATGATTTTAAAATTATCCATCTTCTTCCTCCCAAAATTCATCATCCAACTCTGGAAAATCCTCGTCCAAAATAATTTCTATATCATCCGGAAGAGACTCAATGTCTAGATCATCTGGCATTTCACTTATTCTGATTACTTTTTCTTTCAGCACCTTATTCATATAATTCGAATCCATATTCTATTCCGAACCTTTCCGCAAAAATTCTATTAACTTCATCCTTAAACATTATGTGACGTTCCTTTTTATTTATCTTGCCCATATTATATAGTTTTTTATATTTCGGACGCAAGTCTTTCTTTATCTGTTCGTACACATCTTTCATCTTATCTGATGAAGTTATTTCTTTTGGCCACGTTTTAGGTTTTCTAATAAAATTGTTGTTGACTCCACACTCTGCCCTGCCATATCGTATGCGTCGGTCTCGCCCCTGCGTGCCATTCCACTTCAAAATATTCCGTACCGAGCTTTTCAGCATTATATTCCGCAATCTTCCCAGAAAGCTGTGTCAGTCCGGTCATGACAGCCCGTCTTGCTGCGACCTCGATTCGATTTGCATACCCCGATGAATATTCTATCTGCCGAAGTCCGCTATTCGTGAGCTGAGTGACTACCCGCCGGAGAACTGTATTATAATCAAACGCTCCTGTGACAGTGTCCATGCAGGCATTATCGAGATACCCACTGCCTTCAATGTTTCATGACCGTCTATGATGCGGTACACGAATTTTATAGTTGTATAGTTAATGCGGGTAGTCAGCCAACTGGGAGCCATCATGTCCGCATCTTTTGTTACTGTATATGATTTCATAACATCCACCTAAAAATGGGTATAATAATACCACTCACTCTGTTAAGAATGGGTGGTATTAATTATCTTTTTCCTCTTTATTCTCTTTTTCTTTTTCGGGTTTTTCATTTATACTATACGGACACATCCCACTATCATCTAAAATGAAGCCCCCATCTTCTGTTTTTGGCATTTTATTTCCCCCTTTCGATAACGCCATATTTGTAACCATAATTTTTTGAATTCTTCTTGAGCCAATCACTATTCAAATCATTCCATTTCTTGTTTAGTGCGTTGATTTTATCTTGATACTCTAGCGGACTTATTTTCCCCTGTTTGCGTTCTTTCTCATACTTACGGAAGTCCTTATCTGTTATTTTTTTATTGTCACTCATCGCTTTTTCGTAATCAATTGAAAAGTCATGGTTCACTTCTGCTCCATTCAACTTTTTTAATTGATATGTTTTTGATGTGCCTGTTGCTCTAATTACGTTAAGTCCTTGCTCTGTCATAATGGATACATCCGCAGGACTAAAAGTACTACTTGATGGATGGTTATGTGTCAATGTAGCACCTTTCATTTTACTTAACTGTTCTTTTGAAAACTTAACATAATTTGAAGCTCCGCTACTTTCGCGGAATAATACATTTCCTCGGCTGTCAAAAAGCACTGCCGTTTCTACATTGTCTTTATAGATTTTCCTGCTTTTATTGCTGAAGAATATGTCTTGCTTTCGAGTACTTTTTTCTCTTTGATTATATCACGCTGTGCAGATATATCAATATATTTTCTCGGTACGATATTTTAACAGATTTTCATATTTTCTTTTATATTCTTTTGAGTCTTTATCTGCATTCTTAATCATTTCGGAAGTGTACTTAGCATTTTGCTTTTTCGTATTTGTAGCAATTCTGCCTTTCATATCCAGATAAATTCTCTCACGTTCCTGCTTGAGTCCCATTTTCTTCGAAAACCTTGAGCCACATTATAATTACTATCAGAATCCCATATAGAACAACCGCCATTTCAACCGCTGTTCTCCATTCAAAATACAACTTCATTCTATTTTTCTCCGTAAAAATACCACCGGTCATTACGACTGGTGGTAACTAAAATTCAAATTTACTTTCAATCATATCCTTTATTCTTTTTTCATCTCCTCGATATTCTTTTATCCCTAAAATATCCAAAGAAGCCTTTGCAAACTCTGATATTTGAACTCCCATCATTACCGTCTCATTGTTTTCAGCATTCTTAACGGATTCTATAAACTTTGCATTATCAATACCAAGCCTAGTTCCAAAAATCATTGCATTCAAAAACTCAATAGGAGATGAAGATGTAATACCATCCATAATTGCCTTTACAGATCCATTATGTATTTCGTCTATCCGTTCCTTGATACTATTCATACTTCTTAACCTCCTCATTTCTTAAGCTTTCAAGTCGCTTCACCATATCGCTACGCTTTAACCTTTTTGCTAGCTCTATTTCAATTTGATAAGCATCAATCTCTCTTTGCTTGCATTTTTCATTATCTTCAAAAACTCTAAACCCTAGATATCCATCATCTCTATCATCAGAAAAATGTTTAAATTCATGAAGCCATGCACTATAACTCGCACCATCTTCAATATAAAACTGCCCTGGTAATCCAGGGCTAAGAGCAGGAGAATATCCCATCACATTTCTTCTCCTTATAAGCTCAACACCAGCTTCTCTCAACTCTTTTTTCATTTCTGCAATTTCTTTTGGGTTTGATACCTCCGCATCTCCCATTACTTCCCTCATCGGATCATCTTTTGTATTGAATCTTCTTGATTTTATTATACCAAAATTAGACGTATTTGCAATATGTTTATTAGCTTTACGATCTTCTCTGTAATGCATTAGTGTGTTCGGTGCTACTCTTCCCCGTCCATCAATATAAATTCTCTCCCGTTCTTCCTTTAGTCCCATCTTCCGAGAGAATACCGCATATTCATTAAGCTGTCCTTGGTACTTTGCTTTTTGGAGCATTACTTCCTGTGGATCAGCACCGCCTTTTTGCAATAGCTGCACCTTTTCACGCTGTGCCCGCATAGCAGTTTCCATTTGACGCTGTCTTTGCTTTGCTTCATACAGTGTATATTCTTTACCACGGAACTCGGTCGGCTCGCTTTCTTTCCGATTCTGTTCGTCTAGCCAGTCATCCGTATAAGTTCGTACCGATACACCGGGAACAAAAGGGAAATAAGGATGGTAGCAGTTTGCTCCACATAGTCCGGTTACTGTACCGAGTCCACAGACATCATACAGCTGCTGTTGACTCCATACTCTACCCTGCCATATCGTATGCGTTGGTCTTGCCCCTGCGTGCCATTCTACCTCGAAATACTCCGTCCCGAGCTTTTCAGCGTTATACTCCGCAATCTTCCCGGAAAGCTGTGTGAGTCCGGTCATAACCGCTCTTCTGGCAGCGACCTCTACTCGGCTGGAATAACCGGATGCATAGTCAATCGTCCGAAGTCCGCTGTTTGTCAGCTGTGTCACTACTCGCCGGAGAACTGTATTATAATCAAACGCTCCTGTGACAATGTCCATGCAGGCATTATCGAGATACCTACTGTATACCTGTGACAATGGAGTTAATACCTTTCTGCCGCCGTAATCCAAATAAAAGCCTAGAGATCTTGTAATATTTTCCAAGTCCTCAAGGCTTTGCTTTTTGATAGCTGATGTCACCTGTATCAGATGTTTATTTTCTTCAAAAGGGATGTATTCCGCATTGATCTGTTCATAGATGTCCTTGTTTCTGACATATTCCCAGTCGATCACTTTGTCGTACAGTTCAAACATTTCCAGGTAAGAAGCATTCAGAGTGTCTTTCAATGCATTTTCAATGTCCTCCGAAGAATACCCCGGTATTTTTAACCGGTTAATCTGCCAGTCTGCCGTGCTGGTGATCTTTTCCTTATATTCATTTCTCATATCACTCCATCACCTGATTTTGCTCGGGAAGATTCTGACGAGCCTGCTCAACCAAAAGCAAAAATACACTCTGAAACTTCTCCGTTCTTCCAGGTCACTGGGAAAATATTGGGTGCATCCACATATTCAATTCCAATCTTCCCTGATAGTACGGAGCCGTCCTCGTTCACTTCCGTATCATACAAATACGGAATGTATGCAACTGTTCCGGTGTATGCCTTATACGAGTATTTCTTCGCATTCGCATAGTTCAAATCGCAGAGTGTAGATTTCTTCATATTTTGTGATATAATATTTTGAAGATGCCAGGGTCAAAAGCCCCCAACAATGATGCCATATCTTTGCGGAGGAATATTATTTTCATTGATTCTTCAAGCAAGAAAAACACGAACAAAAACTAGAGATAAATTAAAGGGTGGATCTGATGGATTAAAAGACACCGATGTAATGATGGGGTTAGTCGAAGTGGTTACTGGTGATTGTTTTGATTCTGCACAAGGTACAACTTTTGGAAAATGCACTACGCAATTCAAAACTTGCCAGGATTACGGGACAACCTATATTCCGTTTACCGGCCCTTCGGTTATCAGTTCCTTTAATTCGATAATAATGTAGCAACTCTAGAAAGACTAGAAATCCTTTCACATTACTTAAAGAATCCAACAAATAACGGTAAGTATTCCGTGAAAGATATTAGAGATATGGAAGGAAAAATAATAGACACACGTATGAATGATCTTCGCATTTATGAAGGGCGTTGTCCTACATTAAGAGCACAACGAGACGGTGTATTGTATGTTAAAAACCACACCATATACCAGCTGACTGGGTACGAAACTTTACTTCTTCAAGGCTTTCCTAAAGAATATGCCGACAGAGTTAAGGACGAGGTTTCTGATAGACATCTTCTGATGCAGGCAGGAAACGCAATGACAGTAAATGTAATCAAACTACTTGGACAATCCATTATTGGATTCCTGGAGGTGAATAATGAAACGTAATTATGATGAATGTGTTACTAAATATTCAGATTCTTTTGTAAGAGTTGTGCTTGACCCCGGATACGTTTCTCGAATCCAAAACTTTGTTACTGAATTGGTTGAGGCTAAGTCCAAGGAAGATCATCACAAGATAGACTCTAACAAGGAAGTCAAAAGATTTACAACTGGCTTTTTAGGAGAGGCTGCACTTGAGAAACTATTCGGAATACCCATTATTGATTGGACTATAGGTTATTCTGGTCTTTATCATATTCCAGATATTCCCGGCTATCGAGTTGGAATAAAAACAGTCGAACGAGACAAGTTTCCGATTATCTTTAAGGACAATTCATATCCACAAATAATTTGTATTAAAAGCACAAAATATAACAATTTAATATTTGTATGTGGCTTGGCTACAAGTAATGTCTTAAACAACTATCAAGATGACGATTTGATTCTTGACCCTAATTTACGAGCAAGAGGAACGAAAACCGGTTTTTAGAAGATTGTGCTTGTTTGTTCAGCAAGCGTAATACTGACATCACAAGCAATATAGAAAAAGCATAGCATTGAGTTTCACTTTTGGCAAGGCAGAAAAGGTCAACAAAGTATTGCAGTTAAAGGCTTTTATGACAATTATCTCTCATACTGCACAATGCAAAGCTGAACAAATGAGTTTCGGTTTATTTGCCCTTAATTCTCTTTGTATTTTGTGGATAGGCATAACAACTTTATACTATTGTATTACTGTTTATTTAAGGGGTATCATCAGAAGTTCCCAGATAATCCAGAATTGATTTTTAGGAATAGGATATATAAAATATAGGTTAATCCATTAAAATCAATCTGGGGTCAATCTGGTTAATCTGAGGATTATATATAAAAAGGACCTCAAGAAAATAGTCGGAAAAATAAGGAAAAAAGTTTATTTTGCCTATGTACTTTCAGGAAATAATGTGGTATAATATATACAGGTCGGAAAAGACCAGTTAATTTAATAATTTGAATGCTTAGAGAAGCAAAGTTACCTTTAGACGAGGTTTAACTGGCTTCTCTTTTTTGTTGCCTAAAATCAAAAGGAAAGGAACAAGGAAAATGGATAACAAAACAAATAAGCATGAATTTGCGTGTAATGCTGGTAAGGTTACCGAGTATGAAGTAAAGGAACATATTGACACTATCATGGTGGGCTTTCGTGGATTCTCAAAGGAAGTGTCGATTGTAAAGTGGAACGACAAGAAGCCTGTGTTTGATATTAGAGCATGGCGAGTATCTGACAGAGACGGATTGCAATATCCTTTGCGTGGTATCACTTTCTCTAAGGAAGAGTTTATCAAGTTAAGGGAAATCTTGAACAGCATTGATGTGAATTGCATTGATGAATATATGTGAGCAAAGAATGTGAGGTATTGAATATGAACGGAGCAAAGACTGACGAAAGGAATTATTATGCTGAAAGCTACATTGCTTTAATCGAAGCAATTATCAAGGAAACAGCTTCAATAATCAAAGACATAAAGAAAGCAATGGGCGAGGTGTGAAAATGGGAAAGAAAAAACTACAAGGTGCAGACGGAATGAATTTTCAACTGCAACTTACAATAAAAGGCTTAGAGAGTATAAATCTTCCAGAGGAAAATCTCACGAATGAATCTGGAAATGACATAATGAAAATATCTTGTTGGGGCGGCAAACTGTCTGCTTATGTGAATTTGCCTAACGCAATCAGGCCAAACAATGTGCAGCCATTTCAACTATCTGATTGTATTAAAATCGAATTGGTAAGAAACCAAGTCATTGAGCACATGAGGTCATATTTGCAAAAGCACTTAAAGGATAAGTATTCTGATGAATTTCTCTCAATGATGAGTGTCACAAAAATGGAGTGCAATCTAACGATAAAATGCGTTGGGGATTGTAAGCCAAAGGATGTGATTAGATTGTTTGAAAGGTCATTTGCAAAGGTTACTGTTTATAAGGAAACTGACCCAAACGGAAAAACACACAGGAAACCAGAACGAGGAATCACAACAACCAAGCCCCATGAATGGGTGTTAAAGGTGTATGACAAAACCTTTCAGCAAAGGCAAGCAGGCAATCTTAAAGTTGAGTCAAATCTGATTCGTGTGGAATTGGTGTTCTTAGACAGAATGCTTGACCGTATGTATTCAAGCAAGAAATCATTAGAGGACATTCTCACAAGGAAAGCAATCAAAACGCTGATTGACCAGTACCAAGAAACCTTTGACGAGATATGCAAAAAGAATATTACACCTATGCTGAATGCTTGTGTGCAAGAGATATTTGAAAGTTTAACTTACTCTACTCCACGAAAGGAAGTAAGCGAAACTTTGATTAAGTGTAAGGAACTCATTGTAGATACTGAGGTATTACGCAAGGCATTAAAGAAGTGGTATGTATTCAAGAAACAGCCTGATAGCTCAAAACGAATTGTTTCATTTTATCGAGAGAAAAATATGGGTTTTCCAGAAGATGTGCTTAGAACGCTCAAACTCATGCACAACTCTTTAGGATAAAACAGGTCTGAAAAGTAACATTCGATGTTACCCTGTGACCCCAAACTTGAAAAACTGAAAATCTCATAAATTGAGCATAAACCACTATTCATTGGGGTGTAAAAGGTGTTTCACAAGGCATTTGAGCAAATTGCAAAAATCAAATCTTGTCCATAATTATATGAGACAGAGATACAAACAGATAACAGTACATTAACAGTAAGGGGGTGTTCACTAATGCAGGTAGAACGCATATCAGCAGACATTACATTGAAGCACAAACCCAGAACGGGAACACAGGCTTACAATATGCTGATTGAATCTCTCAAAGCAGAGATACAGGAAAAACAAGAGATTTTATCTCATCTCTCACAAGACAAAATAAAACAGAAATTCATAGAGAACTGGAATCCTACAACAAGGAGCGTGAACATCTATGATATGTAGGAAGGAGTGATTTTCTATGCCTTATGCTAAAGGACAAAGCGGCAATCCAAAAGGCAGACCTAAGCAAACCGCAGAGCAGAAATCACAAAAGGAGCAATTTCAGAGGTTGCTTAAATCTTCTACCGTTGAAGCTCTGCAAAGCATAATCCAGATTGCCAATGACAGATATAACAAGGACCGATTTAATGCTTGTAAGTACATCATTGACAAAGCTTATGGTGCAAATACTGCTTTTCTTTTAGACGGTACAGAAGATACTGCTCCTACTGTGATTAGGATTGTTCCATACGGTAAAGAAAACGAGGACGATGAAGATTGGGCTTGGGAACAGGAATGGAACAATGCCCCAGATGAAAATGAGGACGAATAACTATGGTTAAGATTACAAACGGAACAGTTACCACAGAGGTAACCAAAGGTGCGTATGATACATTCTACAAGGAACAAGGCTTTGTGGTTGTGTCAGACGAAAACGAAAATATCGAATGGGAGGAAGAAGAAAATGACTAAAATCAATACAGTTGCAAACAACGGACTAACTATCGTTGAGAACTATAATAAACTGCTTGAACAGTTCAGAAAAACAAAGACCATTGATGATGTGCGTATTCTGGTTGCAAGTGCTAAGGATTTTATTTCTGTGTATAAGCGTGTAGATAAGAACATGGTAAATGAAATCTATGACAAACTCCAGAGCAAATTACAGGATATGGTTGCTGAAAATGCTTTTGTGTATGACCGTATGAATAACAGGGTTGAGGAAATCCGCAATCGTGGTTATGACTATGCAAACGAACAGGACGATACACAGGCAGTACAGAGCAAAGCACTTCAGCTTATGTCTCAGATGCCTAAAGTGATGAACAGCAATCATGCAAACCGTATTACTAAGGTTTTGACAGATTCTATCAATTCTGGTGTTATCGGTAGCAAGGCTGTTCTGGAACTGCTTAAATATCCTGCTTATGCTGATATGGTATCTGCAAAGATTAGGGAGCGTGCTTTTGAGGGTAGTAAATCTTCTGCTGAACAGGCTTTTGACAGATTGAAAGAATCTGAACTGAAAGAAGCTGAACAAGGGCTTGCTTCTGTGTATATGCAGGGATTCCACCTTAGAAACATTGAAAAACAGGTTAATGCGTTTAAGAAGCCTTCCGCATGGAATCCAGACGAACAGACAGCATAAAGGATAATCCCAGAATAACACAGGATAATCCAGATTGAATCAGAAGTCATAAGGTAATGTATTCCTATGGTATAGGATAAAAGTTCACCAGAAGTCAACAGAGAACCTCTGGGGATAAACATAAAATTGAGAATAAAATAAATCGGTCACTAAAGAATAGTCCAGTTGTCCAGACGGAGCAAACACAAAAACATGGACAACAATACAATAGTTCAGATGAATTTGTATTCGTGTCCCTAATCGAAAGGGAGAATACAAAATGGCAAAGAAGAATAATGCAAACAATACGAACACTTTACCAGAGCAGGAGTTTAACTTTATTGTATCAGATGTACGCATTCCTCGTATGGTGCCTTTACAGACTCTTGCAGATGAATCTGGTATTTCATATAAAGCACTTTGGCAGATGTGCAAACAGAACAAAATCGTGCATATTAAGTCCGGTAATAAGTTTCTTGTGAATGTGGATAAATTCATTGAGTTTCTCAATACCGGCGAAACGGAGGTTGAGAGCAATGACAAAGAGAGCAACACAGCATAAAAGCAATACCCCTGTTGAATGGGAACAGGCAGAGGGATTTTCAAGGTATCTTATTTCTACTGACGGGCAGGTTTACAGTATCGACAATGACAAAATCTTAAAGCCAAATAGGAATAGTTCTGGTTATGTAAGAGTTCCCTTATACAATGATGAAAATGAGTATAAACAGACTTTGGTTCATCGCTTGGTGTATATGGCTCATGTTGGTCCTATTCCAAAGGGTATGCAAATCAATCATAAGGACGAGGACAAAACAAATAACTGTATTGAGAATCTTGAAGTTGTCACACCAAAACAGAATATTCATTATGGAAGTGCTTCCATTAGACGGAGCGAAAGCGTTAAAAGGTACTGGCAAGAAAAGAGAAAAATGGCCGCTTGTTGATGTGGTATCAGAATTTATACTTTTTGAAACCATGCAAATGAAACCTCAAATAAGTATCAGAAAGTATGCGTAAAAACTTTTGATTATTCTCATAAAAAGTGTGTACTTTTTGAGACTTGCCTGATATGATTGAATCAGAAACGAACAGATGTTCTATAAAGAAATGAGGTGTTCAGATGAACGATAAGTTTAAGAATGACAAGCTAAAGTTTGAGCTTATCAGAAACGCTGATTTGGTGTGTACGGATTGCCTATACAAATATGACGATACGAATATGCCATGCAATGTTTCTAAATGTGAGATGTACGAAGAAAAGCCCTCTACCGTTATTGATGGTGGAAACTGTGATTTATACGATAAGGGGGTGTCTGAATGAAATATGTAGCTTATCACAGGACAAGCACAAAGGACCAGCACTTAGACAGAGGAATTGCAGAACTCACCAAGTATTGTGCTGATAATGCAATTTCTCTGTATAAGGGCAAGGTCTACACAGACCAACAGACAGGAAAGAACTTCAACCGACCACGCTACACAATGCTGAAAGATGAAATCCTTGAAAGTGGTGATGTGCTGATCGTCACAGAGCTTGACCGATTAGGACGAAACAAGGAAGCCACACTAAAGGAATTACGATTCTTTAAGGACAACGGTATTCGTGTTATGGTGTTAGAATTACCCACAACATTGATTGACCTGTCAGCTATGGAAAACTCAATGGCTCGTATGATGTTAGAGACTATCAATAATATGATGATTGAGTTGTATGCAAGCATGGCACAGGCTGAGATTGAGAAAAAAGAGAAAAGACAGCGAGAAGGCATTGAACAGAAAAAAGCTCGTGGAGAATGGGACGATTATGGCAGACCAAGAGTTATGGACCTTGAAGAATTTGCTACCCACTATCGCTTAGTACAGCAAGGGGAAAAGAAACCATTTGAACTGATGAAAGAATTAGGTATGACGAAGCCGACCTTCTATCGTTACAAAAATCAAATTGAGAAAGGGTGTTAAGAATGGCATCTGTTAAAAGAGTTGAGTACAAAAGCGGTAGAGTTGTTTATCGCATAGTTATCTGTCAAGGATACGATAAAAAGGGAAACAAATTGGTTAAGAATCTTACATATTCAGTCAATCAGTCAGCAACACCCAAACAACAAGAACGAGAAGCGAAGAAGTATGCCATGGATATGGAAGATAAACTGAAATATGGCTACGACTACAACGCAGAAAAAATGTCATTTGAAGATTTTGCATACAAATGGCTTGAGAGTGTTAAAGATAACATTGCTTATGGCACCTATGCAGGATATAAACAGGTTTTGGAAAGCAGAATAATTCCCTACTTTAAGGGAGACAAGATTGCTCATATCAAAACACCACACATTGAAGCCTTTTATAGAACTCTGGTTGACGATTATTCCGCAGGTACAATAAAGAGATTTGCTAATGTGTTGAATCTGATTTTTAAGACAGCCAAGCGTTACAGCATGATTGAGAACAATCCTTGCCAAGACGCACAAAAACCAAAGAGAAAAGACGAGGACGAGGGCTTAAAGTTCTTTACTCCAAAGCAAGCATTGATGTTTATGAAATCTCTGGATATGTCATACGAGGTAACCTACAAAGGCCATCAGCGTATTGATGATACAGGTAAACCATACTATGTGAATGAGTACACAGAATCCTATACTGTGCCTACACAATACAAAGTGTTCTTTACTCTCTCATTGTTCTGTGGATTCAGAAAAGGCGAAACACTTGCTTTGCACTGGAATGACATTGACTTTAAGGAAAAGAAAATCTCTATTTCAAAGTCTGTGGGTATGACAGAAAACGGATTTGATTATAAAGAACCTAAGACAAAGAAATCTGTCAGAAAGGTATCTATTCCAGATGATGTAATCCCACTTTTGAAGCAGTATCACTTTGAGTACATACAGACACGATTTAGTCATGGTACTGCATGGCAAGGCGATTTGAGCAATGGCGGTAATCTGTTCATTCAAGCAGACGGAAAGCTTATGGGGCATACAACACCTTATCAGTATTTCACAAAGCATTTACACCGCTATAATGAATGGGTGCAGAATAATCCAGACAAAGCAAAGGCCGAGGGATTAGAGGAATTACCGATTATTCCGCTTCATGGGTTGAGACATTCATGTGCTACCCTGCTCAATTATCTGGAAGTCAACATCATTGAAATATCAAAGACATTAGGACATTCAACCTGTTCCACTACAATGAACATCTATGCTCATAGCTTTGAGGAACAGCAAGAGGAAGTAGCAACAAAGGTAAATGAGTTCTTACGATTGAACGCATAAATAATTGAGAGCCAGAGGAAAAAATCCAAAGGCTCTCATTTAGTCATCATTCATCTTTCAATTCCATGTGGTCAAGGGCATATTGTAAAGCCATACTGATTAGTTCATTACGAGAACGATTCGTTTTAGCTGCTAAATCGTTATATTCTTCTTGCAAGGCTCTATCTATGCGTATCGTCATGGTGACAGATTTATCTTCTTTAGGTGTTACGATAAATTTCTCCATAATGCAATTCCTCCATTGATTTTAATTACATTATAGTATTGACAAGGCACATAAAACTATGACACAATAGTGAGTTAAAATTATACTGTACTTTTGTGTTACGCTCTGCTATAATGCTAATATCAACCAAAACTTGGAGGTATGGCATTATGAAAGATAAAGCAACCAAAAACGGAGTCAAAAAGCCGATTTTCAAGAAGTGGTGGTTTTGGGTAATCGTTGTCGTTATTCTGGCCGCTATCTTCGGAAATACTGGAACAAAAGACAGCGTTGAGGACGGAACAAAGGACACTATCAGTTCAGCAGAACAGCAGACAGAGGAAAAGCAAAACGAAAGCACAGCAAAAGATGATATTTCCTTTGTGGTTACCAATGTTCCTAATGATGTGACAGGTAATTGGAGAATTGCCTCAATCGCAGAAAACATTGAAATGCAGGACTATGCTTTGGACTACTACAAAGAGTATTTCAAGAGCGATGATGAAATCCATGCAATAGTCAACTTCAATTACAAGACAACAACTAAAATCTCTGTCATGGGAAATCTGCTCGATGTGTCTGTGTATGAATATGTTGACAAAGAAGAACATGATGCAAAATTGCTTTTCAGCGGTATGCTCCTTAAAGAATACCATGTAAACAAAGATACTGGCGAAATAGAAGAAATACAGTAAAAACGAAAGCCTTGACCACGAATGAATGGTTAAGGCTTTTCTTTATACTATCGTAATACTAAACTTACGGAGTGCTATGGAGTGATAGACCGAGCTAGGGAAAGTAGAAATCCCAAAAAGGTAATACGGGTAACACTTATGGAGAGTTATGGAGAGATAGAGCGAGTGCCTGTTAATCTTTATGGATTTGAGCAATTAGTTCCTATTAAGTCATTAAATGACTTATCTACATATAAAAAATGAAAGCGAGGTACTTTGAATATTCTCGTGCGGCTTGTTGATTCGAAATTCAACCTGTGATAAAGTTTCATCGTTTATGATTTCGGGACGCTCGGGTGCACCTAAATATCCAGAATTACCATATACAACATGATCGTCTTTACGAATCAATTTTGAGGTTTCAGAATTTTGTTCTTTGTAGACTTTGGTGCAGCAATCAGGCTCGCATCCACAATCGTTCCACTATTGTTGTTCATTAAAATCTATGTGCATAAAAGTACGCATAGCATAACTGTCATAAATGGAATCCTCGATTCCTTCATCAGACAGATTGAACCAAATCTGCATAAGATACATGCGAAGCATGACGGAGTTTTTCTCTAACATCGAGCTGGGCGTCGATACATTCAAAACAATCAACGGCAACGAGTTCACTGTCACCAGCGTGGATGATAAGCATATCAACATCTCCATCCCCGGAAACGCTACAGTAAATAAGCTCACCCTTAGTCTCGACGAGGTCAGGAAGATGCTGGAGTCTGGGCAGAAGTTCGATAAGATAAAGGACGTTACCACATTCTTCGGAAAGTCATACGACCGTCAGAAGGTCATTGAGCAGAATAAGAAGAACGCTGTCCGTCATGCTTATTTCAGAGAATACCTTGCATTGCAGCGGCTGGCATATATGTTCCGCTTCGATGCAAAGGCAGGTTACTATCTCTACCCGGAATCCGAAGGAACGGATGACTTACGACTGCGGATGAACCAAGGCTCAACATATGAAAAGAATGTGACGCCTCGGGAGGATATAAGCGTTACCAAACACGGATTAAAGCAAGAAAGGACTGTAGCAATTATGTGGTTAAAACTTGATATTGGCGGCATAGATTTTCATTTCCGTATATCAGAATATAAAAAATCAACACAGGAAAACTGGGATGACGAATGGTGCGATGTAGACCTGACTCTTCAATCACGAAAATGGCTGGATTACCACATCAACTCGGACGAGACTTTGCTTGCTCTTGAGGTCGAGGAACTACGGGATTCGATAGATGCACTCTTGAAGGACGGATTGGAGAATTACGAACACAAGGAATGCGTTGAGCCTGATTTTGAATTTCACCTATATCCCAAGGAAGACCTTCGAAACAATCCCAGGTTCACCTATGTCGCACCCGGTCACGAGATTCTTGATGTGCATATGGATTTCTCCGTCACATTCTGGGATCGAGAGGGATGCTTATCATCCAATCGCCTTCTGATGGAATTCGATAGAGATGATTTGGAGAAGCTGTTGTGCTATCTGAATCTTGTAACCAAAGCTGTCAGCAAAGATGATGATACCGTTAAGAAGGCTATTGCTGAAGGATATATTTATGGATAGAATGGTGATTTGAAGGAGGCATAACGTATGCCATTTACAATTGTCCGTCAGGACATAACAAAAATGAAAGTTGACGCAATCGTTAATGCAGCAAACACAGAACTATTGATGGGAGGCGGAGTCTGCGGAGCAATCTTTAATGCCGCAGGTGCAAAGGAACTTCAAGAGGCTTGCGACAAGAAATCACCTATCAAAACGGGAGATGCAGTCATCACTCCCGGTTTTAAGCTGCCTGCGAAATTTGTGATTCACGCTGCCGGTCCTGTTTATATTTGCATAACAGGAACGGTAGTATAA